CTAAATAGTCTGAGGAAAAAGAAGAGATTTTCTCCCTGGCTCCGTAAGGATAAAGTCACGGATCTCGAAAGTGTCAAACAATACTATGGTTATAGTAATGAAAAGGCATCTCAAGCTCTGAAAATCCTGACGAATGAACAGATTAATTTTATTAAACAACGACTTGACATTGGAGGAGCAAAATGAGTAATACTGTGGAACCTCAGTATCACTGGACTCAAGATCAGATGATCGAAGTTTTACTTAATGAACCAGATGATTTCTTAAAAGTTAGAGAGACTTTGACAAGAATAGGAGTTGCTTCTAGGAAAGAGAAGAAACTTTATCAGTCTTGCCATATTCTTCATAAACAGGGCAAGTATTATATTGTTCACTTTAAGGAATTATTTGCACTTGATGGTAAGCACGCGAATCTTTCTATTAACGACGTTCAACGCCGCAATCGTATTGTACGTTTACTTTCTGACTGGGGATTGATTTCTATTGTAGATGAGGAAACGGTTCTTGATATCGCACCGTTGAATCAAATCAAAGTTCTTTCTTATAAGGATAAGGGAGATTGGGTGCTTGAACAGAAGTATAATATTGGAAAAAAGGGAAAGGAAAGTGCCCAGCAGCAGTAAGAAATATCCGAAATCAACATTTGGTTTTGGCAATGATGGCTTACCGACTGTCAGTATTGGGCAAATATTTGAGTAAAACCGAATAAAAATGAGCGGGTTTCAACACCCGCTTTTTTTGTGCTTCTTGTATAATTAGTAGTGGATGCCGTAAGGGTCCTCACAACACACTCTCGCTTAAGAAGGAGAAGTTAAATGACTAACTTGATGAAGTTTAATGCTGCTGACTTAGATCAGCTGATGGATAAAATCACCCGCAATTCTATCGGGATTGATGACTATCTAAACAACGTCTTTCATGCCCAAACACAAGGTAACTATCCCCCATATAATGTTGTACAATTAAACAACACAGAGACTAAACTTGAGATTGCTCTGGCTGGATTTTCAAAAGATGAAATCAAAGTTTATACAGAGTATGGTAAACTCACAGTCAAAGGGGAGAGAGAGGCAACCACCGAGGAGGGACAATACCTTCATAAAGGACTTGCCCATAGGAACTTTGAACGATCCTGGACGCTTGCTGAGGGCACGGAGGTGACTGATGTGACTTTTGAAAACGGACTTCTCGCTGTTGTTGTGAAGAAGATTGTTCCTGAACACCATGCTCGTAAGGACTATCTCTAAATAGAAGCGGCTACCTAAAAATATCGTCGCCGTTGGGGGGCAACTGGCAAAATCCAGTTGACGCCCCCCTTTTTTATTGCTAGAATGATGGAAGGTATGAACTAAAGATGACTGTAAAACTTTTGCTGTTAAAGTCTGGTGAAGACGTTATTGCTGATGTCAGTGAGATGGCAGTCGGTGAAGACGCGGATAGAAAAGTCCTTGGATATTTTCTGGATAAACCCTGTGTTGTTAAAATCTTAAACACAGAACGACAAGAGGAAGGAAATAAAAAAGCAGCATTTAATGTTTCGCTTTATCCTTGGTGTCCTCTAGCTGCAGATAACGTTATCCCTCTTACTGTAGAATGGGTGGTAACGATAGTCGAACCTAAAGAAAAACTCAAAGAAATGTATTTGGAGGATGTAGTTGGAAATGAGCAACAAACTAGTGAAAGTGATTCTACTGACGAACAACGAGAAACTGATCAGTGAGATTGAAGAAGTAGGTGCTGATGTTGGTGAACCCGATTGTAAGTTAATTAATCCTATGGAAATATGTGAGGGTAACATGCTCTCTCCATGGATGATAGATCACACCATGGAAGACTCATTTATGATTAGTTCGGATAAGATTATTACACTTGCTAATCCTATGCCAACATTACTTGAAAAATACTTAGAACAGACTAAATGAAATTTTACACCAACGTTCAGTTGATCGGTAATCAGTTTTTGGTTCGTGGAGTTGAAGACGGAAAAAGATTTGAGATCAGAGACAGTGAGTTTCGTCCCACTCTTTTTGTCAATAGTAAAAGGGGAACCAAGTACAAAACGCTGAATGGTGAAAGTGTAGAACCAATTCAACCTGGTGCTGTTAGAGATTGTCGCGATTTCTATAAAAAATATCAAGATGTTGAAGGATTTTCAATCTTTGGAAATGATAGATACATCTATCAATACATTTCGGAAAAATATCCTGAGAATGAAATCAAGTTTGATATTAGTAAAATAAAACTAATCACAATTGATATTGAGACTGCATCGGAGAATGGATTTCCTGATGTTGAATCCTGCCAGGAAGAAATCCTTGCGATCACAATTCAAGATTACACCACGAAGAAGATTGTTACGTGGGGTGCAAAACCTTTTGTTAATAAACAAAAGAATGTAACCTATCATCATTGTCCAACTGAACATCAACTTCTTTCTTCTTTTATTAATTATTGGATGATTGATGTTCCTGATGTTGTGACTGGATGGAATATTCAACTTTATGATATACCTTATATTTGTAAACGACTTAATCGGGTGCTTGGTGAAAAACTGATGAAGCGTTTTTCGCCCTGGGGACTTGTGAGTGAGGGTGAAACTTATATTCAAGGGCGCAAGCATACTACATTTGATGTGGGTGGTGTATGTCAACTGGATTATCTTGACTTATATAAGAAGTTTACATATAAAGCACAAGAATCATATCGTCTTGATTATATTGCTTTTGTGGAACTCGGGCAAAAGAAACTTGATCACTCTGAGTATGAAACTTTCAAAGATTTTTATACTCATGGGTGGCAGAAATATATTGAATATAACATTGTTGACGTAGAACTCGTTGATAGGTTGGAAGATAAGATGAAACTTATCGAACTTGCTTTGACAATGGCTTATGATGCTAAAGTCAACTATAACGATGTGTTCTATCAAGTTCGAATGTGGGATAACATCATTTATAACTACTTAAAGAAACGTGATATAGTTATTCCACCAAAGAGAAATACTGATAAAAACGAAAAGTACGCAGGTGCTTATGTTAAGGAACCGATTCCGGGAAAGTATGATTGGGTTGTGTCTTTCGATCTCAACTCTCTCTATCCTCATCTTATTATGCAGTACAACATCTCTCCAGAGACGCTTCTGGATGAGAGACATCCCACAGCTTCAGTTGATAGAATTCTTAAAGAAGAAATAAATTTTGAACTCTATAAGGACAATGCGATTTGTGCCAACGGTGCAATGTATCGTAAAGATGTCCGTGGGTTTTTGCCTGAGTTGATGGAGAAGATGTATGGGGATCGAGTTGTCTTTAAAAAGAAAATGCTCGCGGCAAGACAACAATATGAAAAAACCCCCACCATAAAACTTGAGAAAGAGATTGCCAGATGTAATAACATTCAAATGGCTAAAAAGATCTCTCTTAACTCTGCTTATGGTGCTATTGGTAATCAATACTTTAGATATTATAAACTAGCAAACGCAGAAGCAATCACGTTGTCTGGACAAGTTTCAATCCGTTGGATTGAGCAAAAGATGAACAAATATCTAAATAATCTGTTAAAAACAGAAGACGACGATTATGTCATCGCATCAGATACAGATTCCATCTATCTTAATATGGGACCTGTTGTTGATAAATTTCTTGCTAATAGCTCTAGCGACAAAGCAAAGATTGTGGAGTTACTTGATATGGTTTGTAGTGACAAATTGGAACCGTATATTGACAAGTGTTATTCGGATTTGGCGACGTATGTATCGGCATACGATCAAAAAATGCAAATGAAGCGTGAGAATATTGCTGATCGTGGTATTTGGACTGCGAAGAAGCGATACATTCTAAACGTGTGGGATAGTGAGGGTGTCCGATATGAAGAACCTAAACTAAAAGTGATGGGTATTGAATCTGTTAAATCATCAACTCCAGCTCCTTGTCGTAAAATGTTGAAGGATGCTTTTAAAATTTTGATGACTGGGACTGAAGATGAGATGATTAAATTCATTGATGACAGTCGTGATCAATTTAAGAAACTTCCTCCTGAAGATGTTTCTTTTCCACGCTCTGTCTCTGATGTTGTGAAATATAGATCACACTCTACTATCTACAGCAAAGGAACTCCTATTCATGCTAGGGGAGCACTTCTTTATAATCACTACATCAAAGAGAATAAACTAGATTCCAAATATTCTTTAATTCAAAATGGAGAAAAGATTAAGTTCTGTTATTTGAAAAAACCAAATCACATTCATGAAAATGTAATATCTTTCATTCAATACTTTCCTAAGGAATTAAATCTTGACAAGTACGTTGACTATGACTTACAATTTGAGAAATCATTCCTTGAACCACTGAAATCCATCCTAGATTCTATTGGATGGAATGTAGAAAAAACTGTAAACCTTGAACTTTTCTTTGGATAATGGACTTGCCTATTAGCGACAACGAACTTGCCACTATTATTAGTGCATTGAGATTAGGTGGCGATACGTCTCTTTATCAAAAATTGAATAAGATCAAGGAGGTTAGGGATGCAAATCCTGGAGGACCTTACAAGAAAATACTTAGAGAACAACACGGGATGGTGATTTGAATGATTAATGAAAACGTATCATCAATAGATAGAATTGCTGATGCACTTGAACGAATTGCAACAGTTTTAGAAACTGGTGCTCACATCAACATTGATCATGCACATGTTGATGAAATACATGGTGAGGTTATTACTCACCCTAAAAATTTTTAGTTTTTAATTTATTATGGATTTCCTTAAAGAGATTGTAAAAGAGATTGGAGATGAGTACACCCAACTGGCAGCAGACATCGACGAAACCGAAACTTACGTGGACACGGGTTCGTA